TCACCAGTTGATAATAGAGTTCACCGTTACTTCCCAGACTTTTTCATCAAGTACAAAGATAAAACTGGAAAGTGCAGAACAGTAGTTGTTGAAATCAAACCCAAAAGACAAGTAGAGATGCCACCGCAAAACCCCAAGAGAAGAACAAAGGCATGGGCCAATTCTGTAAAGACTTGGGTAGTTAATCAAGCAAAGTGGAAAGCAGCAAGAGAGTTCTGTGCTGATCGTAATTATGAATTCAAGATCATGACAGAAGACGACTTAGGAGTATAATGGCAAAGTCACAATCATTCATAGATAAACTTGCTGTTACGATTAAGTATGGAAAAAATCGTATTCCATTAGAGCGTCATGACACGGATGAGTTAAAAGCAATAGCAAAGTATATTGGTCTTCGGGGATACAGCAAATTAAACAAAGAAGACTTACTTTTAATCATCAAGTTAAATCCTAAGTATGAAAAGAGTTATCATCCAAAATCAGTAATAAGAGTAAAACCACCAAGAGTCAAATCTCCAGATAGTTATCTGGAAGATTATGTTTCTGGGTATGAAGATGAAGAAGATGAACTAGAAGATCTTCTTGATTATACAACCATTGAAGAAAGAATCAAAGAAAAAGCAATTGGTCAACCAAATACAGATGCAGATTGGTATGCAAATCAATTGTACTTAGAATTAGAACGTGTGGCAGAACAAAGATTTCCATCAATAGGTGAGTTTTGTTTCTTTGGATATAGTGCTGCTTATCCTCAAGACTATCGTTTTTATGATCAAAGACCACTATCATACATATTAGAATATCAAGAAGACAAAATTCTTGGTGCAAATGTACATTATCTGAATCCAAGTTATCGTGATTCTGTTGCAACTTCCCTTCTAAATAAAGGTGGATCAGCATATGTACCGAAGAAAACATTGCATAGTTACTTCATTAGCAACATGGATAATATTTTTATTATACCAGATAAAGAACTAGAAGGTGTTGCTAGATTGGTGACAGAAAGATTCGTAGATCGTGATGGCACTAAAGTAGAACTCCAAATGGTCTGGGATAGTTAAATGGCAGAAAAACTAAACATAGACATTGGTCCTGGAAATATATTACAATTGGGTAATGGTGGACTAACTGAGGGAACAGTAAGAATTGGTACTAAAAATTATTTTTATGATAATAGTGGAACAACAACTGACTCAAGAGGAACTCTTGGAGCGTTTCCCCTTGAGATTAGATATAATCAAAATAATGGTACAGTTGTATTAGTTGAACCAACTAGTTCTACCGTTCTATTCCAATCTGTACCAGGGGGATCAACAAATTTCACCCAAAAAGGATTGACACTCATAAAAAATGGAGACCTAAATGTAGGTATAGGCACTGCACAAAAAACACTAACTGCAGATGATGTTTTAGGTGTAATTAGGAATGAATCTACTTTTGCTACTAATAAATGGACAGCTGAAGCAAAAGCAAGTAACGGAACTAAAAGTCCGCCAAAAGTAAATGCAGTTCTACAAAATGCAACTGGAGTTGGAACGGATGGAAAGGTGCAAGCATCTTCAGGAATCACAACAGCACCTGGTCCAGGAATCACAACAGCACCAAATAATTTGTTCAGTGCAATTACAGAGAAAGCAGATGAATGGATTGAAGCTGGAATAGATTTTCTTCAACAACAAACAAAGATAGATTTTGCTAATCTTCTTATTAGTGGAGATTTGAATGTAGAATTTGGTTCTGACAAATTAGAAAGTATATTAAAGGGACCTTTTAGTTATCCAAAAGATGCAATTTATGACAATACACAATTTACCCAAGACTATATCCAAATAGTTCAATACAGTTATAAACCTCCATATAAAGATAATATATTCAAAAAGGGCGGGTCAGTAAATATATTAACATCAGGAAGTACACGAAAAACTCCACTTAAAAAATATATCGGAATGGCAAAACTTCCAATGCCAAATAGTATTTCTGACTCCAACTCCGTAAACTGGGGTGAGGATCAAATGAATGATTTGAATGCTGCAGTATTAAATGCATTTGCTAGTAATCCAAGGGATGTTCTTAAGTCTGCCGCTCTAGGTGGTGCAGCTTCTGCATTTGGACTTGGTGGAATGGGAAGACTTGCTACTTTTCTCGCACTACTTAACAATGCTGGAGGAGCAAAAGGAATTCAAACAATATTGGGAAATCAAAATTCTGGTGCTTTAGTGAAAACTGCTATCTCTTCTAGAATTTTAGCAATGGCAGGTATACAAGTTTCGCCAGAATCTATATTATCAAGAGGATTTGGAGTAGTTCCTAACAGTAACATGGAATTACTGTTCAATTCACCAACTCTAAGGTCATTCCAATTTTCCTGGAAGTTAAGTCCTAGAGATTCAAATGAAGCAATGGAAGTAAATAAAATTGTCAGATTCTTTAAACAAGGGATGGCAGTTAAAAAACAAACAGGGACCAGTGGTGGTGCTGCTGGTGGAAATTCTTTATTCCTAGGAACCCCAAATATATTCAAATTGAATTTCAAAACTCAAGGTGGAAACGATATATCTGGAGTAAATAAGATAAAAGCATGTGCTATCAAGTCATGCAGTGTCAATTATACTCCAGAACAAATCTGGGCATCATATGAAAGAGGTCAACCAGTAAGTATTCAGATTTCATTAACAGTTCAGGAACTTGAACCTATCTATGATACCGATTACCAAGAGGTCACTGGAGATAGATTATTCACTGGCGCTGAAGGATCCACTGGGGATTTAGATTCCATTAGTCCAAATGACGTAGGTTACTAAAATGTCATACTTTAGAGAACTACCCAACATATCTTACGTTTCTCGTTTGCCTGGTGCAAATAGAAGTGATGAAAGAATTGAAGTCAAAAATATTTTCAAGAGAGCAAAACTTAGATCTGATATAGAAAGTGCAATCACTGCATTTAAATTTGGAACGATTCCAGAAGGTGCAAGACCAGATATAGTTGCACAAAATGTTTATGACGATCCCGAATTGGATTGGGTAATACTCATCACAAATAATATCACCAGCATTAGAGATCAATGGCCTTTGAGTCATAATGATCTGGAGAATTACCTGCTTGATAAGTATGGTTCTACCGAAAACATCTACTCTGTTCATCACTATGAAACATTTGAAATTAGAGATGAGTACAACAGAACTATTCTGGAAGGTGGTTTAGAAGTAGATTCAGATTTCCAATTTACATATACAACTTTTGGTGGAACAATTCAAACTGTAAATCCAGTTGGACCAGTTACAAATTATGAATATGAAACCAGAATAAATGAAGCAAAGAGAGTTATAAGAATATTAAAACCAGAATACTTGGCGGCATTTGTAAGTGACATGAGAAATATGATGAGACATCAAACCTCCTCACAGTATGTAAGTAGAACTATGAAGAGGTCTTACAATCCTAAGGATTCTGGGGTATAAAAAAACCCTCCTTTCGGAGGGTTGCTGAATCAGGAGTTGACCAGTCGGGCGAAGTAGTTGAGGGAATCATCTTCTTCTTCCGAGTTTTCAGAATCATAACTCGGCAGTTCAGGTTCAGAACGAGAGACAGTTGGTTCAGAGTAGTCACCACGACGCTCACGCTCCCACTGTGCTTCCTCTTCTTGAACTTCAGGATCCATGGACTTAGGAACGCCACGGACACCAAGAGTGTAATCAAGACGCTTCTTCAGGTCATCATAGGACTTGAAGTTCTTAGGATCAAGGAACTCATTCAGGTCATGGAGATTATTGTACACTTTCTCCAGTTTGTCATCGTCATCAAACAGAGCAGAAGGACGATCAAACTCAGACTTGTCGTAGTTCTGATAACCTTCAACCTTACGGATCTTCAGTTTGAAGTTTGCACCCTGCCAGAAGTCAAAGGGGTTGATGGGTTCTTCATCAGCGAACTCGGGTTTCATTGCTTCCATGATCTTGTCAAAGATCTTCTTACCGAACTTAAACAGGAAGACCTTACCTTCGTTGTCAGGATTTGCGGGATCAGCGACAACGTAGATGTTGGAGTAATATGACAGTTTACGCTTTTGCTTACGTGCCTGCTCTTTGCCAGAGTCAGTACCATTGTTCCACAGAGTGGAGTTGTGCTCACAGACAGGACACTTTTGATCTTTGGTGGTGAGACATTGGTCAATCAACCAACCACCAGGACCTTGGAAGGCATGAGTATAGACTCGTGCCCAAGGAAGATCGCAACCCTCAGGTTCGGGGAGGAAACGAATGATGGCATAACCATTGCCAGACTTATCAACTGCTGGTTTCCAGATGCGCTCATCTACACCACTGCTTCCCTTGTCGTTGAGTTTTTCAACAGACTTGATCAGTTTGTCGGTGAGGGAACCAGAGCGAGACTGCTTCTTGAGATTTGCGAAAGACATACGGATTAATTAGGATAGATTAGGATGTGTCGGATTTGACGACAGGTCTATTATAGGGCAAGTGCCCTTACCTGTCAAGGGATTTCTCCAGTTTTTTGATGGTGTAATCAAGGTGCTCAAAGAACTTGTCCATGCCATCAATTTCATTGTAACCAAACATTTTTGCTGCGTCCATAACTCTTTGCTTAATCTCCAGTGCATCTGGATCATCAGAAAGAGAAATACGGAAGAAGAAAATCTTTTGCTTCTCTAAAAATGTTTTTAGAGTTTCTAAGTGTTCTCTCTTTTCTTCAGTGGAAAATGTGTGCATGTTCATCATCTCACTGTAGAGTTTTTGTTGAAGTTCTTCCAGTTCAAGAACTGACTCTCTTACTACTTCAGAATCAAAAAATCTGCTCATGCTACTTGCTCTTTGAGAATTGTTTTGTATTTGTCCACATCAATATTTAGAAATGGTTTATACTTTTTAATTTTAAAACTGACGGTTTCCCACACTGGATCATTCAGTTTTACATCAAAGTCTTTAACATAATCAAGAATCATGTCAAGGATAACCATTGTTTCAATAGACAAAGCACCCTGGAGATACTTCTTCAATATCTCAGGATGCGATTGACCTTTGATTGTGAATAATTCTTGAAAGGTTTCCTTATGCACAAAGACTTCTACCTCTGTCTTGAACAGATAGGTAAGTCCTTGAAACCTCTTTAACCAAGAGGAGTGACTGTCATTACCAGTCTGAATGATCTCGCCAATCCATAAGCGATCGGGATCATCACACTCTATGAAATTGGCGAGAAAGAATTCTTTAATCTCTTCATCTGTTTTCTTCCGAGACATTCTCTCAAAGAAATAACGATCCTTACGATTGTTATATGCTTCAACAGATGCTCTGGACTTACCAGAATACTTAAAGTAATTATAACTTACTTTAGTGAAGTGATTCTTAAATGCAAGATAAGTCTTGTAAACATCAATCGGTGTCATCGTAAACATTTTCAAATTCTTCAATTTGTTCCGCCATCACTTCGTGTTCTCCTGCAATGAGATACCAGTGGTGACCAGAACGTTCTCCAAGATATTTTAATTCAGAATCAATAAATGCATTTTCACGCATTGCTGCCTGAATTTTATAATGTATCAATTCACTTTTGGAAATCATAGCGGAAGTTTTGCTCTTGTAGTTTTCTTTAAGAAGTTCAGTTGAATTGCATCATACTTTAACTTCTCTTTCAATGGTTTTGAAATCAGTTTAGACACGGATTCCATTTCAATCTTGTTTTCTTCACAGAATGTAAGAATTGCATCAATGTAATTGAAACCATTGTTCTTTACGAGACTTTCAATTTCCTGGGCAAACTTTGCTTGGCATAGAAATTTTTCTTTGATGAGATCTTCAACCTGATTCTCCATAGGTTCCTGTTTTGTAGTCAACAAATTTTCTGATGTACTCTGTGAGAAGTTTAATATAGTGACCCTTGTTGCGCTTTTCGTAGACGACACATTCTCCATTTTCAGATACCATAATAGTAATAAGTTTTTTCACTGGTATACCAGTCATTTCATAATACATGCAAGCGTATGCAGTTTCTTGCACAAAATAATTTTGAATCCATTCCTCTGGTTTTA